CCCTTCTTCTGTTTAGGGTGCTTGAATCGAGTTTCGGGCTTTGAACTGTAAGAAATCTGAGTTGCCTTGCCGCCTGCTACCTTTTCAGAAACTGAAGGAGAGCCCTTTTCGAGACCCATGTTTGTTAGAATAGACTTTGAGAAGTCCATCGACCATGATTTTTCAGACATGTCTTCATTCCTTTCATCTTCACTCTTTTCAAGTTCTATATCTTCAGACTTTTCAGCCCCACCGGTTCCAAGTCTCTGCTTTAGAGCATGAAGCGCTGTTGGATTAACTTTACGATTAGTTAGAGCGTTATCATCATCTGACTTCTTAGAGTCTTTATATCCACCAGGCATTTGAGCTAACATTCTGCGCTTAGCTGGATCAACTGAAGCCCCACCAATAACAGCTTTGTCGATGATTTCAGAACCCCAGCTCTTTGTCAAGAAGTCGAGACATTCTTCGTCAACAGACTTCTTCGACACAAGGACATCACCATCGTCATCGTTGTCATCATCTGCACCGACCATACCATCTTCAAACTCTTCTGGAATGTTATCGGTTAGATTGTCAGACTTTTCAAGGTCACCATCTTCGACAGAAGCGTTCTTTGTCTTGACACCGGGATTATCACCGCCCTTTTTGCCGTCATGAACAGTTGCAGGTCGAGCAACAGCCGCATGGCCATCACCACCAATAGTGTCCTCAGAACCATCCTGGAACTCTTCACCTGATTCGTTCTTCTTCTTTCCCTTGTTGAGCTCATCAAGAATCTCTTGAGCCATTGGATGACCCTTGAGAAGCTGAGCAGTAGTAATCTCATCCATAGTGTATGATCTATTCATGGCTCCCTCTTTTAGTTTCTCGGTATATTTAAGCTTAGCTGCAGATTTGCCTTCGTCAAACTTCTTTCGACGAGCAATAGCATCAGAAACCTTTGCATTTTCCTCTGGAGTAGTCGTTCTAACCACTCTATCTTTGAATAGAGGAGGTAATATCCTTCTATTGATCATCTTATTCTCCCTTACCCGAAAAGGTATTTGTCGGGTATTTCAAGTTTTGCCGTAAAAAGTCTAGGTAGATCCTCAAAAGCCTGTTCACCATCTGGAGGAGCCTTGCCTGCAACAGTTCCTCTTATTTCATGAGCTGCCGTTATAACAATATAGCTAGGGAAGAAAGTGTAGAGGACACTGAATCCTCTTCCTGTAGCTGGCCTACATTTTCCTTCAGTCCAGACCACTTCACCTGCCACATTCGAGTCGACGTCTCTATCCTCAATAATGAGATTCGTACAATCGTACGATTTCCCATCCTGATCAAGGACTTGCATAATCTCGACAATCGGCCACGTTAACTTATAAGTTTCTTTCTCAGGATCGAATATTCTAGCCTCACTCCTGAATGTAACAGATTCCTTAAAAACCATCCGATCACGAATGTTCACCTTGTAGGCGGGCTCACATGTTAAATTAACGAAAATGTTACTCATTTGGCCCGGCTGACCGACTCTATACGTTAAAGTTTGCTCTTCTCTTCTATTCGATGATGGAACCGCTCTTATTTCCTTAGTGAAAACGTATGTCCAACCAGTTCCGTTACACAGACCACATGCTAGCTGACGAAACTTCAAATCGGTCTGCTGAGTCTGGAGTGTGCACGGACAAACCAGTGCTTGATACCAGTCATACCTTGATCCATATTGCTGTATAAGCCCAATGGCTGCCGCTGTATTGTAATCAATCTTTACGGGCGTAAAATGAACCCTTGCAGCTCCCCTGGGTGTTCCCCTATTGAGAGCCATTAACAAGCCACCAAAGTCAATCCGTAGTAATACTGTCTGAGGGTTTTGACGACTTCAACCATTTCTCTTTCCATTTGTCTGATGCGACCCCCATAAGCAGCGTTTTCAGCGGATGCAGTTGTGGAGACGGATTGAGATAGGCCGTCAATTCCGATAGAATAACCCGCCAAGGCCGCTTGGCCTCCGAGTGCAATTTCTCCAAGGACATTTAGAACTCCAGTTGTAGCATTCATCGCTATTAATTGAGCTAGCAAGTCAGGAATTGGCTCCGTCTCTGCATAGCCTCCAATATATGAAACTCGTAAGATCTGTGGAACATAATTTGTTGCCTGCAACAAGGGCATAAACATAAGAAGTTGGTTGCTAATGTTTGAGCTGGCCAAGATTCCGTAGTAGGGAATGAGATTTATCTGTGCAGACTTCTTCTTGAGCTGAATCCACTCTTTGGGTATGTTGATCACAGATGTAATGACATTTATTTCCATCTTAGTGACTTCAATAGCGGGACGTGTATTTAGCTGAACATAACCAAATCCCGAAGTCCATTCTTCCAATCGATAGTCATACGTCTCATTCTCAATAATCTTTGGACGTATCGAGATGTTCAATAGTAACTCCGCACGACTTATTGCAGAGTCAATGTAGAACTGAATAGCCTCATCGGTGAGTTTGTCGTCATCGAATTCAATAGGAATTCTCCAAAGCCAAACTTCCTTCAGCCAATCGGGCGTAATATCAATTAGTTTCATTATTTATGTTTCTCTAGTTGATCTATATAGCTAATAATAATCTCAGCTTCTTTTTTTGTAATCCAATTAGTGTCTTTTAATCTCATATCGTCGACAACAGCGACCCATCTTTTGTGATCTTTCTTGGTAGCCAATACTCTATCAAGAGTGTGACAAGAACCACACTTTTGCTCAAAAAGGTCTCCAGGCATCATCTTATTAGAAGGTAGAGATGCCAGTGTGTGAACTACAACACCATTTCTCGTATGACAGCTGCTACAAGGATTCACAGTAGTTGAGTGGTGGAGGAGAGCACTCGTTGTAGACTTCCTCATATCTTCAGCCATAAAGGTCTGAAATGTATTATCCATTGTATTAAGCTTGATACGCATTGCTAATAGATCTTTTTGATTATCAACAATAGTAAGAGCTATCCATCCCATCAATGCCATTAGAGCCATCGGCATTAGTTTGTTTAAAAGATTGAGAACCCAATTAAACCCAGAGTTATTAGTATGAAAGTCTTGTTGTTGCTTTTCTTCAGCTACTCGTAAAGCATCAAGAAGAGATTCTGAAACAGCTTCTCTCAGATCATTTTTCGTAACCATCTAATTAGCCCTTGACTTCAGCAAAAGCTATTGTCGTCAATAAAGCTGCGCCAAGACGAATTATTGTGTCTCTTCCTGATTCAAAAAACGAATATGGAGCATTCCTTAAGAAAGCTGAAAGATCTAGAGGAGCAGTTCCTGTGATTGAAAGTCTAGAATCAGCCAGAGCATTATCTAGTGCTGTATATCCAATAGAAACAACCGAATCGAGCGCAGGAACTGCCGGTGCCGAAAACTTTATAGCAAAAGTCCCAGTAGCATAATTAATTGTTCCAGATGTAACATCACCGGGCGTGGGGTTTCCAACAATGACGCCAGCACCATTATCAATAGCAACTTGAACACCATCTACATAGACAATGACAGTTCCCTCTAAAATCGGAAAATTTATGAGAGAAGCTGTGAAATCATCTTCGACACCGTCACCAATAGGAGCTGCCTCTTCATTATAGGTAGCTCCAAGACCAACCAAAACTGATGTCGCCATGGTAATTGCTGACAGGATTATTTTTCTATTGTCACCATGGGGAATGACCTTGTCAATCGAAGAGAAAGACAAATATGTCGGCCTATATTTCATTATCGAGTCTGAATTAACAGATATTGTCGGGAAAGTTGACATATCTCTAACCCTTGAACTCGACGTATGCTACAGTCACATCATTAGCCGCCTGAGTCTCAACAATTAAAAAAGCTGTATTTTTGTAATGAGAGAATGGAGCATTCCCAAAGAAAGTCGATAAGTCTAGAGGACCAGCAGTAGCAGTGAATGTGAATCGCTCGTCTGTTATTGTATTGGCAACTTCACCAAAGCCAATAGTGACTTCATTGCCTTCGGTGTAGACAGACGTAATAATATTTCGTATACCGACCGAAATCGGAA